CGGCGACAACCGTCTTTCCGTAAATCCTAAAGGGTTTAGTAAAAAGGTTTGTGTATATACAAGAGGCAATCACTTCTAATATCCTGACCTAAGCACGTCAATAAAAGGCTCATTTATTCATCAGGGTGCGTTGTAAGCGCATCCTACAATATATAAATTATGGAAAACATTGAAACGGAGCTTCCAGAGCTGCTCACTTTTTTAGAGCGATATCTAACGCAAGAAGATATGCAAAATGTCTTAGGCATGGAAGAGCTATCGTTAAGGGGGCATGGGCTTAGGGCATTACCAGAGTGCATAGGCTTGTTGGTAAACTTAAAGATACTGGATGTTTCATACAACTATCTTAAAGAATTGCCCGAGTCGATAGGCTTGTTGGTAAAACTAGAAGTGTTGTATTGCCACGAAAACGAGCTCTCCTCTTTGCCAGAAAGCTTGGGCAAGCTCACAAACTTACGCGAGTTGCATTGCGACATTAATCGAATTGCAGTATTGCCAGAGTCGATTGAACAGCTTCTTGAGTTAGAGGTGTTAGATTGTAGATGCAACAAAATCACTACTTTGCCAACTGGCTTAGCGCAGCTTAAAAACTTAAAAAAGTTGTACTGCGATGATAGCATAGTTGTAATCAAGACTGTCGATGCCAAACCTTTTTTAAAAAACCCCCAGAGCCCGCCAGTGCAAGGCTCATTAGACCTCATTTTTTATGATAAAAAGTAATAAAAAAATAATGCGCACAGCGCGTCGGTTTTGGCAGCGCAACAGTGTGTTACATAGTCAATTTTTACACAGCTGGGCATTGCAGCAGCTACCAAAATCTCGCACACAGGCGCAGTGCGAAGAGGAAATGCCGCCGCCGAACGAGCCTATTTATGATTTTCAAAACAGCGCAATATGATTGTCTTAATCTTCATTATTGCAGTAATAGTTTTGGGCACTTTGCTGCGCCCGAAGCATTTTACCGTAAAAAACAATAAATACAAATACAGAAACGACGCGGTTAATCGCGATTGATTTCTTTTTTTGGCGGCACAAATAGCCTCTGCTCTATTCGGGCAGGGGCTATTGTTGTAAATATCAGTCCATTTAAAAAAAAATGAAGCAGCGAAAATGCGATAAATCGCTTTGTTTTATTTTTCATATCTTTTAAGCTTTTCTTTTAATTCTTGGTTTTCTTTACTCAATTTTTGGAACTCAATAAACCATCGGTTGGAGTATCTGCTTTCAATAAAATCGGTTACAATATACCAAGATAAAGCGAAAAACCAAACAAATACAGACACCGCCGTTATTACTACTAATTCCATTTTTATGTAATAATTTGAGAGCAAACAAAGCCTTTTGTGACCACATTGAAAATCGCGTATTGCTGCGGAGCTAAAATAACGTCCGCTCCTGTGAGCATAAAAAATCTATTACCAGCCGCGCTTGTGGTGTCTTGCTTTAGCGTAATATTTAATCCAGAACCCGAAGCAGCATCATTTTTGAGCCGAAAAACGCAAGCGTGCGAGTATTCAACTGGTGCCTGTATTCCAGTTAGTTCAAAACTTGAAGTTGCCGTAATTCGCAAGTAATTAGCTGACACTAATAAGTCGTCTGTATTTGCGCCAATTGACATTTCTTCTGGCAATACGTAGTAATATTCGTTTGTTGATGGCATTAGAATGTGTCTGTTATGATTGTTTTTGTAATTGTAATTACTACGCTGTATCTTGTCTTTATCGCACTCGAATTAGACACTAAGATATTGTAATCTGTTGCAACTATATTATGCCCAAAAGAGGGATTTCCTGTTACGTTTTCCAGAACAACGACGCTTGGATTATTGGAATAAAGCGTATTCCCAAAGCCTAACGACCTACTTGCGCCTCCAAAAAAACGAGCACCGCCCGCGCCCAAAAGGTTTGTTCTCCTGAAATTTATGACAGCCTCGACGCTGTATTGACAATTTGCTTCCATCGCGATAGTTGTCAAAATTTGGTTTGCAGTAACTGTTGCGATGTCCACTTCTATTGAATATCTAGTAACTTGAACAACGCTACCAACTACGGGACGTATTGTCTGTATTTGATCTTTATAATCCAATAAATGCTGACCCGCAGAAATCGAATTTCGAGATAAAACTGCACCAAGCCTCCAAATTGTTTGCGAAATTTCTTGGGGCTGCACAATAATATACGATTCACGAGAGCTAGACACCTGTACCGCGCTCAAAAAAGCCGCCGATGGGTCTGTATTGTTGCTTGCAACGCCGACGGTTACAGTGCGACCATTCGCATCTTCAACAAACATAGAGCGCACTAGCGAATTTTCAGTCCACCCTTGCAAGGTAAAAGGATTAGCAATATTAGACCTGTGCGCTGTAGTCACATCCGCTGTTGCAATTGTTTCGGTTCTAACTTGAACGAAATTAAATCCGCTTTCAATCAAATCTGTATCTTGCAACAAAGCACCTCCAAGTCTTACATTTCCGCCCGAAACATACAAGCCATTTTCAGCTCCAGCGACCGAGCCACCGCCAGAGCTATTAAGAAAAAAAGCCGCTAAAATCGTTCTTACAGCGTCAAACGTAACGCCATAAGGCGTTCCTGTTGCGTCTAAAATATCATCAGCAGAATCTACATAAGCAATGCCTGTATTTGTAATTAATCGCTCAAAAGAAAATCCTGTAAGCGAAAATTTAGAAATACGAACCGAGCCTTTCGGTTCAGATGTGATGTGTTGCGACGTTTCGGTTTGGAAAGTAATCATTCCGCCGTCGTCTATTATTTTTATTTTTGTATATTTCGACATTAGTATAAAATTAAGAGGTTATTTTGTTTTAATTTATTCGCATTCTTGCAGTCGCAAAAGTCTTTATCATCAAATCCGAAAGGTGTAAATTTTGCAGCATTAGCGCATAGGTAGTCACGAACTTCTTTAGTCAAAAAAGTGATTGTCTTGCCCATGCTATCGCCTAAATATCTCATGTCGTTTCCTGTGCCAGCCTGCGAAAATGAAGAAACATTGGTTTGAACGCCAGAACTTGTTATCTTAAAATGAATGTGAGGAAGCGCGGTTTTTATAACTGCATTTCCAATTAAATCAAATAATTTACCATTCAAAAAAAGAGCTTCTAAGTCCGCATTTGAAAAAGCAGGCACAATGGCCCCCAAATCTGCATTGTAATTTATAATTCCTGACGTTCTTTGTGTTTTCAGATACTCAAAGAACGTAGAACCAATTGCGTCTCGGACATACTCTCGCTCTGCATTGTCGCAATGCGAAGCAAGCAGCAAACTGTCAAATTGCGTATCGGTGGGGCCTATCCGCACGTATCCTCCTTTTACAACTTCTTGAGCTTTAATAAATTGCATACTATTTACGTTTAAAAAAACTTTTCAATCTGTTTATTGCTCCTTTTTTTTCTTGCGGAATAGCCTCTTCTGAGATTGTCAATTCTTCCGTTTCCATTGCCGTAAAGCCAAGAATTTCGCGACCTTCATCTTTTGTAACCAGCGCGTTTAAATCCAAATCCCCAGAAAACGAGACAGGAATAATGTTCGTAAAGCCTAATTCTATATCTTTAAGCCATTCAATCCCTTCGTTTTCCGCGATTACATTAAGATATGGCTGTACAATTCCGCTCAATAAAGCCTCCTGAATCGCGTATATTTTAGTCCTGTAAAGTACTTCAAATTCTGACCTAAGTTGTTGATTGTTGCCCATTTGCCCAGCGGTTGCTTGTACCAAAGACAAAGGAATCTCGAAGCTTGTTGCTATCATTTCTTTCGCCAAAGTAGCAAGCTCCATAAAATATCCTGTGTACGTATTTTCAAACGGCATCCAATTTGCTTTTAATTCAGGGTTTTCAAGTATCTGTAACATAACCTTAAAATCATTGCCTGTATTGGTCATTTTTTCGGTAAAAGCTTTTTGATACATGTCTTTTTCCGCATCTGTAAGGTCGCCAAAAAGCTGCAATAATCCAGAAGAAGTAAGTCCATTTCTGAATCTCGAAACGTTAAATTTCGGTATTCTGTATTCGAGTTCTACCCAATGTTTTGCCGAAACCCACGACGG